GGTAGGTTGTCATCGTGGTCTCCTGCTTTCCAACACCAAGCTACATAGGGTCCATCTGAAGAATAAGCCGTTCTACCACCTCCAGAAGCAAAATTTACTGTAAAACCATTCTCATTAAAACTTGTAAATTCATCTGGCGTAAAAGCTGGGTCTGAAGCAGTTAAATTTGAAGATAAAACCTTGTCAGCACCTCTTATACTATCTACTATGTAATTATTGTGTCCAGTACCACGGCACTTTATCCAAACGAGGTCGGGTTTGAAATCGGTCTCAACATCTACAGTCCCAAAAGTTGACCTTCCATCATAAGTAACAACATCAAAGCTATTCTCTACTGTAGGAGTTGTAGTGTCAGGGTCTGCTGCTATTGCTAGGTATAAATAAGTTCCTCCTGAAGCATTATAGCTTGTATCACTAGATAAGTTTTTAAAACCATTAGAATAAAAATCTAAAGCAGTCCATGTGCCTTCCAAGTTGCTTAGATTAGGATATAATTCTTTATTTCTAGGATTACTTGTAGACCTTTTATTGTCTACTATTCTCCAATTTGCAGTAGAATTAGTTCTTTTTATCATTACAAACGCAGGCTCAAACCCTGTTTCTATGAGTTCACCATTAGCAGAACCATTTCCTGTATAATAACCTATTTTCTGATAGCCGTCTACGCTGTGGAAACAATACGAAACGTAATTATATCCATCATTGGTTTCATCACTACCACCTACACTATACACTGAAGCAGTTGGAGCAGTATTATTATAAAATCCTGGACCATTTGCTGCATCATTAGCGCCACTACTGTTAAGTCGTAAACCATAAAGTGATATTGAAGATGTTTTTATCATTGTAGGCCACCCCGCTGCAAGGTTTCTTGCTTTTGTAATTATTAGTTCAGGTGCACTATTAAGTCCGTGACCTATTGTAGCACTTGACCCATTGTTCCCTGTATAAGACACAATACTAAACCCTGCATCTTGATTAGCTGAAACTGTTGAGGTTATACTTCCATCTGTGTTTGATACCGCAGTACCTCCTGCTTTCCAACACCAAGCTACATAGTCATTAGAAGAGGCATTAACATCTCCGCTATTACCCTCTAAAGTAAATCCGTTGTTTTGAAATGACAAATCTCTTTGCCCTCCAGAATCATCAACTTCCTGATAAGAGTCATTAGGAAATATACTTTTACTCGCACCACGAACTGAATCACTTAAATTATGCCACCTATTGTCATCTCTATTCTTTATCCAAACTAAATCAGGAGTAAACTTCGTAGCCTCTTGGTAAGTTACGTTAGAAGCAGTGCCATCATAAGCGTAGGTTACATTTCTTGCAGCACCATCATATAATTGTTGTTCGTCTCTTGCATCCCCATTTAATTTGTAGTATGCTTGTAGGTTATCTGTTGGAATAGATGCTGTAGTGTTGTTGTATAAGTACCCTACTTCTGTTGAGGTTAATACATCTGAATAGATTCTTATTTCATCTACTATACCATCAAAAACTCCTGATTCATTTCTGTTCCATCTATTACCAATAAAAGTATCATAAGTTGGCGTTGGATTACTTGACCAATTAGTTGTTGTCCCATTTAAAACAGACGTTCCATCTAAATATAAAACATATGCTCCATCATTAACAGTTAAAACAATATGTTTCCACCCTTGTTGATATAAAGAAGTGTTTGTATAATAAAAATTTTGATTTGGATTAGTTCTAAAAGTAAGTGTTAGTTCGCCATTATTTAAATAAACAGCATAACCAGTTGTTCCTCCTATAGTTCCTCCATTACCAATAAGTGGTATTTCACCTGAATTTGTATTAGAATTTACCCAAATTGATGCAGAAAAAACGGAAGTTGAAGAGCCATAAACATCATTAGATATACTAATTTTACTTCCTGTTGATGCGTTGCCACCTGTAAATATAGCACCACTTCCAAACTTTCCACTTACTCCCCCTGTATCTAAAGCATTCCCATCTAATTGGTATAAAGCAACACCTGAATTGTCATTAAAAATATCTGTAGTAGATATTGTAGTTGATGCAAATGTTTCTCCGTATAGAGTAGTTACTTCTGAAGAAGATATAGCTTTATCAAATAATCTAAATTGGTCCATTTTACCTGACCATTCGTTGATTGAACTATTTGGTGTTTTTCCTATTTGGTAGTTATAACCATTATCAAAAGTAGTATTTGTAGTAGAACCTGAACCTAAACTTGAGCCATCAAGATATACAGTATATGTCCCTGCATCCATAGAAACTGCTAAATGATGCCAAGTATTAGTAGTAAAAGCACCTGAAGAGCCAAATTCTACAGTTCCATTATTTCCGTCAGGATTTACTTCAATTTTACCTGTATCTCTAATCATAACATACAAGTCTTGTGCAGTTGAATTCCAATTACCAAAAACCCATCTGTAAGAAGTAGATAAATTATCTAAATAAAGCCAAACAGAAAAACTAAACGTATTAGTAAGTTTATCAATAGGTATTGTAATATAACTACTACTCCCATTAAAAATAGCACCCTTGTTTATATACCCACCTATTCTTTGTGCTGCTCCTGTGCCTGTATAAAGAACTGTATTAAAATTCTCTGAAGCAAAAGTATTTGCTCCGCTACTGATAGGTCCAGAGTTAATTAGTTTTTTACCAAGCATTAATCTAAGTTTATATCATACAGTACAACTGCAGATTTTTCAGTAAGTGCATTTATTTCGGTTTCTTTTGTACCTACAGCTGTTCTAACTGAAGCTCTTGCTGTTGTTATATCTGCGGGAACAGCTGTACCGTCATCGTCTTTTCTTATTACATACCAATCTGTTTCTGCTAATTTGCTATTTGCATTTGCTTTTAAATTAACAATTTTACTAGCCTTCATGTCTGCTAATGATTGAGCCCATGTTTTATCAGATTTAGTATATGTAAATACTGTATCGGCTGAGTCCCAAAATATTTCGCTTAAATTATGAATAGCAGAATTATAACCTTCAGGATATACCACGTCAAATAACCCAGCATCGCGAAGTGCTGCTGCCGACATAGCTGGTGCATTTAAATACGTGCCTGATGAACTATATAAAGTCTTAGGTACACCATTATATACTGTAATAACACCGTTTTTATTTATTGCTTTTGTTGCCATTATGTTGCTGCTTTACTTATTGTAGCCCACTGTTCTGTAGAACCGTTAGTTACTGCTATTTGAATTAAATTACTTACTGATCCATCATATGTTCCAGATATGACTTTTACAGACGCTGGTAAAGTTAATGTAAAAGATCCTGTAATTACAAGATCTTTAACCATCCCTGTTGATACATTTGAAAATGTTAATGTTGTATCTGCTGATAGCGTTTTTGTAAAAACCTGTGCAGAAGAAAAGTCAACAGCACTAGCCGCAATAGCTGCTGCTGTTGTGAATTCAGCGCCAAGTTTATCGTATGATACTGCATCATCATTTAAGACTGATGCTGTTACTTTTGTTAATGCCATATTATTCGCTAAATGTTATTGTGCCATCACCGGCTGTAAATATTGTTACTTTATCTGATCCTACTGTGGTGGTTGTACCTGTTAATCCAGAACCAATTGAAATAGTTTTAGTATTTGGGTATCTTAAAATTACTACTCCAGATCCACCCGCGCCTCCAGCAACACTATGCCAAGCAGCACCACCACCACCTCCACCAGTATTAGCTGTTCCAGGTTGATTTGTTCCGGATGTATATCTTGTATCTGAATTTCCACCGCCACCATTACCACCTTGACCTTGGTTAGCGTTACCAACATTAGAGGCATCCCATGGGGCACCGCCGCCGCCGCCACCTCTAAATACAGCGGTTCCTGTTATACTTGATGATAATCCAACTCCTCCGTTACCTATCATTCCGGCACCACTTGCATCTGAACCAACAGCACCAGCGCCACCACCGCCAGCACCTGCATATGGTGATGCATATCCACTTGCTCCTCCTCCTGCATATCCTTGATTAGCTGTGCCCGCAGCTCTGGTATTACCGACAACTGAACTTCCAAGTGATCCCGCACCACCTCCTGAGCCACCTGAGTTACCTATGTTATTTGGAGTAGGTTGATGATAATAACTAGCACTACCACCTCCACCAATAGAAGTTACAGTTCCAAAAACACTATTACTACCGTTGCCACCTTTATTAGTATTGCCACTCTGAACAGCTGCACCAAATACAGACCCAGCTCCACCTGCTCCTACAGTTACTGTATAACTTACTCCTGGTGTAATACCTAAGGGTGTTTCAGTACTTCCACCACCACCGGATGTTTCACTTGCGTAAGAATTTCTATATCCACCTGCTCCGCCACCACCTGATTGATGTCCTCCAGACGCTCCTCCGCCTCCTGCTATAACTAAATATTGAGTATTAAAAGGTAATCCTACTAGATTATCTGCTGTCCAGCCTTCTGTTGCATTTTGATAAATTAATCTTACAGTACTATTATTAATATTACATTGCTTATTCGCAGTAATACCTTGTATTTTTTCACTACCATTTGCTGAAAATACTATAGAATTAGTATTAAAAGTACCCGTATAATCTTGAAAAACAATTTCATCACCAGAATTTCCCGCAGGAAGCGTTACAGTAATAGAAGCACTTGTTGTATTAACAAAATAGCCTTTACTAGCTTCCGCTGTAAAGTTTGATGTTTTAACAGCAGATTGCCATTCTGTCCCAAAAGACGCATCAATTAGTTCTTTCTTTATTTTAGTTTGTGCCATCTACTAAATCCCATTGTTGAGTTTCTTCATTCCATGTATATCGTTGACCATCATCTGGATATACAGTAGGTGCTTCCCATAGGCATGTGGTTTCATTTAGTGTCCAACTATCGTATGGTTTTGGTGGGATAAATGCATCACGAGTTTCATCGTATGTATATCCTATACCCGCATAGTTTTTTCTAAAGGCAACGCCACCGCCAGAATGTACTCCACCAAATGTATTATAAGAAGTTCTTTTACAAACTTGTTCTCTAATATTTCCGTAGTGGATCTCCCAGTTTGTTGGTCCATCCGTTTCATCTTTACCTACTATTACTTCAGTAACTACGTTTGCCATGTTTAAAAATGCGTAATGCGCCATTGTTTATTTATTTATTTATTTATGTACTGAATGATACATCTCCTGTTCCTGCTGTTAATGTTGTTACTCTTTCTGAACCTGTTACAGCAGTAGCACCTGTTAATCCAGATCCTAATGTAATAGTATAATTATCTGGATATCTTAATATAACTATTCCAGATCCTCCAGATCTTGCTGCTGACGCATTTTGTTCACCGCCACCAGCACCACCGCCAGTATTAGCAGTTCCGTTTGTAGCATTATTGTTAGCATTTCCGCTACCTCCTGTACCTCCGCCACCAGCACCACCAGCTCCGCCAGTACCATAATAACCTCCACCACCGCCACCACCAGCGTAGGTGACAGATGATCCAGTTATAGAAACAGCTAAACCAGCTCCTCCAGCACCTCCTTGACTTGGATTACCACCTCCAGAGGCATTACCACCAACAGCAAAAGCACCTCCTCCACCAGTTCCAGCAACAGCTCCTGTATCTGGACCACCAGCATAACCTTGATCAGTAGTACCAGAGCCAGGCGTGTACGAACCGCTATTACCTCTACCTATACCACCTCCAGATCCTCCTGTAGCACCATTTCCAACTCTATGCGGTCCACCACCGCCAATAGATGTTATTGTAGAGAAAACAGAGTTTGATCCATTTAATCCACTCCCTCCAGATGATGCTATACCAGATCCCCCAGCTCCAACTGTTACTGTATAATTTAAACCAGTATTTAAATTAAATCCGCTCTCAGCACTAGAACCTCCACCACTAGTGGATCCATAAGATGTACGCAAACCTCCAGCACCGCCTCCACCACTTATATCACTAGTTGCTCCAGCACCACCAGCTACCACTAAATAATCTACTGTTAATACTGGAGTAGATGCAGCACCAGCACCAGCATCAGAGGTGATTAACCATCCTTTAGTAGCGCCAGAATATAATAGGTGTACGCTTTGATCATTAGTAGCCATCACAAAATCATCTGTAGCGCCTCTAAAGTTTAGCAATCCAGGATCTAAAGTAATGTTATTAGTTCCAGCATTTGAGGCATAATCAACTATGATGATTTCATCACCAGCGCTGGGTGATGTAGGTAGAGTTACTGTTATTGCAGCAGATGTAGTATCCACTAAATAACCCTCCCCGCTTACAGCTGTAAATGCAGCAGTTTTAGCTGTTGTCTGCCAGTTAATTCCCAAAGAACCGTCTATTAAGTCTGTTATTAGCTTAGTAAGTGCCATATTTACGGTTTAGTCGGTTTTGTTTCGGGAAAATTTTCTGTTGAAGGCCAATCTCTTAATTCTTGTCTATATGTTAGCCATGCTGCATGGTTTGGATAGTCTGTCGTAGGAACTATAAAGTC